CTAGATAGCAGGCGCCGGCACTTCAAATGGATTGAAGCTGATCACCTCCTCCCCCAGCCACTCATTCACCTGAGCCAGCTTGGCCTGGATGGGCTCCAGCTCATTCATGGCCCAGATGGCGGCGGCGTCTTTGATCGAGCCGAAGCCACCCGCGTTCTGCGGAACGATGCCCATCAGTTGCGGCGGAATGCGCAACGCCGCGAGCAGGTCATCGCGGCTGATGTTCTTGATTGCGCCGAAGTCATCCTTGGCTGCCACCTCGCTGATCGGGATGAGCTGGATCCCGTCTTTTTTCCCACCTGGTGCGTACATAAACAGGTTCCGGAAGTTGCCCGGCCCCTTGCTGTTCTTCATCGCCTCGCGCAGGTCGGTGACGAAACTCTCGTCCTGCACCGCGTCATGCATGTACAGGATGAACCCGGCATGTGAGCCGTTTTGGTAGTACTTGCGCCGGAACAATGTGGCCGACTCATTCAGCAGCGCACTCTGTAGCGCCGCCATCCATTCAGGCAGCCCGTAGATTTCCTGGTTAATGTCGGCCTCACGCACGTGGCCGACGCTGCCCGTCTTGAACTCATGCTCATCCTTCCAGCCACGCACCTGGAAGTAAGTCTCGAGATCCACACCGCGGCGCACATACTTCGCCAGCACCGGCTGTAGCCCCATCGCCTGGCGAAGCATGTTGTCCTTCTTCTCAAGGTAGGCATTGCCACTCCAGCCGAAATCGGTGGCGAACTGCTCGAAGGCCTGGCGGCTCAGCAGCCGATGAGGTTTGAATGTGCGCACCAGCATATTGCGGCGGAAGTTCAGCCCCGACTGCAGATAGACGCTGGCCTTGGTCGACTTGGCCAAGCCGTCGAGAGAAACCGGCGGCTCATACCAGCGCCCATTGGCCCAACACTCCAGATAGTCCCAGACTTCGCGCCCATCGAGCACCGGTACCGGGTCGCCGAACGTGAAGGCCTGCGCGCCTGCAGCGCCCTGCCCGGTCAATACCTCACCCTCAAGCGGTGACTTGGCAACTGCCACCTGCTGACCGCGCTTGCGGTTTCTGCTCATCTAGCAAATCTCCATGATGGCCGTGTTCGAAGTCGTTCTGCCTTCGAGGGGCTCGTTGATCAGCGCATGGAACAGCGCCCACGCCAGGTCAGCGTGACCCGTCGCCTCGCTGCGCCCTGCCGTGTAAGTGAAAGTCTTGCCGCTGGCCGTCATCGTCTTGCGGATGGCCATCAGCGATTGCGCGATGTCCGTGGCGCCGGCGTCGAACTGTAAGCGCCCCTTGCGCACCACATCCCACGCCTTCATCACCAGTTGAGTTTTCACCTCGGGGCTGTAACTGAACGTCCGCAGCCCTGGGAAAAACTGCTTCACCAACTGTGCCACGCCGGTACCCATGCCCGTCGTGTCGATGCCGATATAGGTCACCCAGTAGATCTGGGTCATCTCCTGAATCTTCTTGGCTTGCGCCTCGAAATCCATGCCTCGGAACTGGAAGCGATCGAGCACGCGGAACTTACCGCCAGGCTCAGTCGGCGGCGCCACCACCACTAGGCCGGCGCTGTCGCCGTTCTCCGCAGGGTCATAGCCCAGCCACACCTGGCGATCACCGAACGGGCGCGCCGCAAACGGCTTGTAGTCCGGCCAGTCCCACGACTCCACCATGCACGGCTGCAACATCGTCAGCGGGAAGATGCTGTCGCCGTCGTCGACGAACTGGCACATCAACAGGTTTTCGAACGCCGGCCCGTCGTACTCCATGCGCAAGTCTTCGAGGTCGAACAGGTCGCACCCACGCGCCTCGGCATCCAGAATCGTGACGATCTGCCGCCACACCTTGTCCTCGCACAACCGCCCCATCTGCAGCGCGTCGTGACTCACATCCAGCTTGAGGTGCTGCGCCTTCGGCCGACCCTTGTTGAACCGCTCGCCAGTCCAATACACATAAGCCGCGTGCGCCATCGAACTGGGCGTCGAAAAGTAGGTTTTCCGCCAGCGCTTGTGCAGCGCCATGCCCGACGCAACCTTGTTGATCTCGGCGAAGTTGTGAACCCAGAAAAATTCGTCGAAGTAGAAGTTGCCCGACCGCCCCTGCGCCGTCCGGTAGTTGGTACCGAGGAAATGCAGCTCCGCGTTGTTCCACAACACGATGGGGTCGCCGGTGAGCTTCACTCCCAGCACCTCATTCAAAAACGACTGCATGTACGTCTTGAACTGGTGCGCCTGAGCTTTCGACGCAGACAGGAAAATCTGATTGCGCCCCGTCGTGATCGCATCGATCAGCGCCTCGCGAGCGAAATAGAACGTCGCGCCGATCTGGCGTGACTTCAAGATCATCCGCGTGCGCATGTTGCCTGCACGCCACCAGTCGAGCTGGTAGTCGAAACAGCTGTCGCGGAAGGCCTCGACCAGCGTTTCGATCTGCTCCTCGCTCAGCTCGTTGCGCACCGGTGCCTTCTTCGGCCCCTCGTTGCGCTTGGCGATGTTCGGATTCAGATCAGTTTCAGTACCGCCGCCCTGGAATTTCTGAATCCGTGCCTGCCGCTCCAACTGGCGGTGCAACAGGTCAATTTCCTTGAAATCGCCAGACGTCTTGCCGTCCTTCAGGATCAGCTGCACCAGGCGCGCTTCCAGCGCCCCGCCGATCCGCTCGACGTTGTCCGCCCTGTCCCACTCGTCGCGGGCCTTCCAGCTATGGACGGTCTTTTCCTTCTCGCCCAGGTAATCGGCGATATCGGTGACGCGCCACCCCGTCCAGTACAGAAATTTGGCCTGGCGGCGTGGATCGGTGGTCAGTGCAGGGTGGGCGATAGCATTCATGGCGCCGATGCTGCCGCCCGCGCGCGTGAGCCCCTACCGGCGCAGGTTGTAGCGCCCCCCGCTACAACCTCGGCTCGTTGCCGCGCCCTGCCCGGCTGCCGACCATGCCCTCAACGCGAAACCCGCACCGAGGATTCCCAAGCATGTCCGCCGCCGCCAAGAAATTCCGCTCCAACTGGTTCCGTGTCGCCGTCGAAGGCGCCACCACCGACAAACGCAAAATTGAGCGTTCCTGGCTGGAGCAAGCCGCCAAAAACTTCAACCCGAACACCTACGGTGCCCGTATCTGGCTGGAGCACATCCGCAGCGTGCTACCGGACAGCCCCTTCAAGGCCTACGGCGACATCACCGCCGTAAAAACCGAAGAAGTCGACATCGCCGGCCAGAAGAAACTGGCCCTGTTCGCCCAGATCGAGCCGACCGCCGACCTGGTGGCCATGAACAAGGCCAAGCAGAAGATCTACACCTCCATCGAAATCGACGACAGCTTCGCCGACTCCGGTGAGGCCTACATCGTCGGCCTGGGCGTCACCGACTCCCCCGCCAGCCTCGGCACCGATGTGCTCGCCTTCTCCGCACAGAAGCCAGAGGCCAGCCCCTTCAAGGATCGCCACTACTCGGAAACCTCCATGTTTACCGAGGCGGTCGAAACCGAAATCACGTTCGAGGAAGTCGACGACACCCCGAACATGTTCAACGCCCTGCGCGGCAAGGTCAGCGAGCTGCTGGGCAAGAGCAAGGAAAAGGAAGGCAAGGATGCCGCCAACTTCAACGCCCTGGGCGCGCTGATCGAGGATCTGGCCGAACACGGCGCCAAGCAGGCCGAAGCCTTCGCCACCGTCAAAGCCGCCCACGAAAAGCTCCAGGCCGATCACTCCAAACTGGCCGGCGAATTTGCCGACCTAGTCAAGACACTCGGCGACACCCAACACCACAGCAACAAACCGCGCCCGCCGGTCTCGGGCGGCGGTGACCAAGTCGTCACCGACTGCTGATTCATCACGGACACGCACCCGCCAAGGAACACCGGAGTAACCCAATGCGCAACGATACCCGCAAGCTCTTCAACGCCTACCTGCAACAACTGGCCAGCCTCAACGGCGTAGACGACGTAACCACCAAGTTCGCCGTAGACCCGACCGTTTCCCAGAAGCTGGAAACCCGCATTCAGGAGTCCAGCGACTTCCTCTCCAAGATCAACATCATTCCCGTCACCGAACAGTCCGGTGAAAAAGTCGGCCTGGGCATTTCCGGCCCGGTCGCCAGCACCACCGACACCATCGCCCAGGATCGCCAGACCCGTGATCTCAGTGCGCTGGATGCCCGTGGCTACTTCGCCTCCCAAACCAACTTCGACACCCACATCCGCTACCCGAAATTGGACGCCTGGGCCAAATTCCCCGACTTCCAGGCCCGCATTCGTGACGCCATCATCAAGCGCTGCGCGCTGGATCGCATCATGATCGGCTGGAACGGTACCGCCCGTGCCGCCACCTCCGACCCGGTCGCCAACCCGCTGCTGCAAGACGTCAACATCGGCTGGCTGCAGAAAATGCGCGCCGAGAACGCCGCCCGCGTCATGACCGAAGTGCAAGCAGGGAGCGGCAAGATCCAGATTGGTGCCGGCAAAGACTTCGAAAACCTCGACGCCCTGGTCTTTGCCATGGTCAACGAGTTCCTCGAACCCTGGTACCAGGAAGACTCCGAACTCGTCGTCATCTGCGGTCGCAAACTGCTGGCTGACAAATACTTCCCCATCGTCAACCAGAACCACGCCCCCACCGAAACGCTCGCCGCGGATCTTGTCATCAGCCAAAAGCGCATCGGTAACCTGCCCGCCGTGCGTGTGCCGTACTTCCCGCCGAACGGCCTGATGATCACTCGCCTCGACAACCTCTCCATCTACCCGCAGGAAGGCACCCGCCGCCGCACCGTAGTCGACAACGCCAAGCGTGATCGCATCGAAAACTACGAGTCAGTCAACGAAGCCTACGTCGTCGAGGATCTGGGTTGTGCCGCCCAGGCCGAGAACATCGAGCTCAGCTGAGGCCATCCGCCATGACCAATCCTTGCCGCCAGCACTTCCAGCGTGTCACCGCCGCCCAACAGGCAGCGGTGACAGCACCTGGCCAACCCATGGCCGACTCCAGCGCCTACACCCTGCAAATGGCCCAAATGCATCAGCACTACCAGCAGCTCCGAGGCATCCAGAGCACCCAGGCCAAGGAAGAACTCAAGGCCAAACTGCTGCCCGACTACGCGCCCTACATCGACGGCGTGCTCGCCGGTGGCCAGGGCGCCCAGGACGTTGTGGTCACCACCATCATGCTCTGGCGCTTTGATGCTTCCGACTTCGAAGGTGGGCTGCAAATTGCCGCCTACGTGCTCAAGCACGGGCTCGAAATGTCGGACAACTTCGCCCGTAAACCACCCTGCCTGATCGCTGAAGTAGTAGCCGAAGCTGCGCTAAAAGCAGCCAGGGCCGGCGAAGCCTTCGACATCGGCGTCATTGCCGAAGCCGATCGCCTCACCGCAGAGCACGACATGCCCGACGAAGTCCGCGCCAAGGTCAAGCTGGCCATTGGTCTGCTGGCCGCCGGCATGGTCGACGACAAGGAAGCGAAGCCCGACGACGTGCAGTGCCTTGAAGTGGCGCAGCACTTCATCCCCCGTGCCATCGAGCTGCACGAACGGTGCGGCGGCAAAAAAGCATTGGAGCGCGTCGAACGCCTCCTGAAAAAACACGCTGAGCAAAAGCCCAGCTAACCGAGCCTTCCCCCGGCACCCCGGCGGCTCGGGGCTGATCAGCAGGTAACTCCTTCCCATGCTGTGACGCCCCGACCACCGCCGACCTATTCGAGCGGCCACGCATGAGCGGATTCGTAGCAAGCGCCCCCGCGCAGCCCTTCACCCTGACCAACGACGACTTCTGGCCAGACATCGACGCCGCCCACCTGCGCGAGCGTCAACGCATCAACGGCAACGTCTCCGCCCCGCGCCTGGAAGAAGCCGCAGTCGCCGCCATGATCAGCGTCAACCGCGAACTGCGCCCCCTCAAACTGCGCTACATGGCCCAGGGTTACGACACCCTGGAAGACGTTCCGGCCGACAAGATCCAGAACGAAAGCGAACTCATCCACACCTACCGTCGCGCCATCTACAGCACCGCCAGTGCCGAAATAGCCGAGCGCTACCGCACCTACTCCGCCACCAACACCGGCACCGCCAAAGGCGAGGAAGAAGAACAGAGCGCCGACGACTACCGCCGCGACGCCCGCTTCGCCATCCGTGACCTGCTCGGCATCAACCGCACCACCGTGGAGCTGCTCTGATGGACACCCTGCGCACCGTCCAGGGCGACACCGTCGACGCCATCGTCTGGCGCCACTACGGGCGTACCGCAGGCCTGGTCGAGCTGGTGCTCGAAGCAAACCCAGGCTTGGCCGACCTTGGCGCCGTGCTGCCCAACGGCACCCTGGTCAATCTGCCCGCTGCGGCCCCCCAAGCCGAACAAACCCAGATGGTGAATTTATGGGACTGATCTACCTCGCCCTCTACAAAGGCAAAGGCCAACTGTTCAACCGGCTGATCCGCCTGTGGACGGGCTCAATCTACAGCCATTGCGAACTGGTCATGCCCGATGGCCGCTGGCTTTCGGCCAGTGCCATGGACGGCGGCGTGCGCGCCAAGCGCATCGAGCAAAAGCCCGAACACTGGGAGCTGATCCCCGTGCCCTGGGCCGACGCCCGCTGTATTGAAGAAACCTTCGCCCGTCACCAGTGCAAGGGTTACGACTGGGCCGGCATCTTCCTGAGCCAGTTGCTCGGCAGCGGCCTGCACAGCGAACTCCGCATGTTCTGTAGCGAGTTCTGCGCCGTCGCCCTCGGGTTTACCGGCATTGGCCAACGCTTCAGCCCTGTTCTGCTCGGCGAAACCGTCCACCGCATCAACCGGCTGCCCTTCGTGCAGCTCTCCCACTCGCTAGCCGAGGGCCACCCGGATGCCAAACATGCCTGACCGTCCTGAAACCTGGGCCTGGCTGTTCGCCTGGCTGGAACACCACCACCCCCTGGTTTATGCCGCCGTGCTGTCCGCCTCAATCGCCTCAGCTCGCTTCATCTACAGCGGCGGTGCCATCCGGCGCGCCCTGGGCGAAGGCTTCATCTGCGGCCTGCTCACCCTCGCCCTAACCAACGGCCTGCCCTGGCTCGGCGTGCCCGTCGAGTTCGCCCCCTTCTTCGGCGGCCTAGTCGGCCTGATCGGCGCCGACGGCATCCGCACCGGCCTCAAACGCCTCTACAGCAGAAAGGTAGAAACCCTATGACACAGCCCCTCCGTAACGGCTCCAAAGGCCAAGCCGTCCAGCAACTGCAATGGGCACTCAACGCCGCCGGCGCCAAACTGGTACCGGACGGCGACTTCGGAGACCAAACCGAAAAAGCCGTCCGCGCCTACCAGCTCAGCAAGGGCCTAGTGGCCGATGGCGTAGCCGGTGAGAAAACCCTCGCCGCCCTGGCCGGCGTCGACTGCACCAAACTGCTCAGCAACGCCACCCTGGTGGCTGCCGCCAAACGCCTGGGCGTCGACCTGGCCAGCGTTTACGCCGTCAACGAAGTCGAAAGCGCCGGCGCCGGCTTCCTCAGCAACGGCAAGCCCAAGATCCTCTTTGAACGCCACGTCATGCACGCCCGCCTGAGCCTGGTGCGCAACAAAGGCGACGACAGCGCCGCGCTCATCGCCCGCGCCGATCAACTCGCCATCACCTACCCCAACCTCGTCAACCGCTCGCCCGGTGGCTACGCCAGTGGCACTGCCGAACACCAGCGCCTGCGCAACGCCAGCAACATCGACGCCCTGGCCGCCAATGAATCCGCCTCCTGGGGCGCCTTCCAGATCATGGGCTACCACGCCACCGATCTTGGCTATGCCAGCGTCGACGAGTTCGTCCACCTCATGAGCCAGGATGAAAACCAGCAGTTCGAGGCGTTCGTCCGCTTCATCGAGAAAGACCCGGCATTGCTCAAGGCCCTCAAGGCCAAGAAGTGGGCGGTGTTCGCCGAGGGCTACAACGGCCCGGCATACGCCCGCAACCTGTACGACGTGAAGCTCGAACGCGCCTACCAGCGGCACGCTGACTGCGGCTGTGGGCAGGTGGCGGCGTGATCGACCTCACTAGGATCGCTCAGATGCGGCCACAGGATGGGGATGTCTTCGCTCTGCCGGCGGATACCTCCGTTGAAGATGCCGAATCGTTCATGGAGGCGCTGCAAACCGTCGCCCCCGGTATCAAGTGTTCAATTGTGCTCGGCAACATCGTCCAGCTCTCAGCTAGCGATATGAACGCCGCCGGCTGGTACCGCAAATGACCACCCTCCGCCAAGCCCTCTACGGCGCCGCCCTGCTCGGCGCCCTTGGCCTGCTACTGTGGGGCACCTACCAGCAGCACCAGGCAGCCGAGGCCAAAGCAGCACGCGCCGCCGCCCGCATCACCACCCTCGAACAACGCAGCGCACGCCAAGCCGCCAGCATCCTCCGCATGGGCAGCGAACTGGCCGCCCATCGCGCCACCCAACAGGCCCTGCAAACCGCCCAAGCCGACGTGCGACAGCAGCACGCCACGAGCCAGATCCAGAAACAGGAGATACGCCGTAATGACCCGAGTTTTAGTGATTGGGGGAGCCAGCCTCTCCCTGGCGCTGCTCGCCGGCTGCATGAGCGCCCAAGCCTTACCGGAGCAAACGCTTACCGTGACTGGCTGTCCCGCCGTAACGCCCTGCAGCCTGCTGCCAGCGGCGCCCCAGAATAACGGCCAGCTCAGCGACGACAGCGACTACCTGCTGTCCGCATGGGCCGAATGCGCCGCCCAGGTCGACGCCATCATCCAGCACAGCGAACAACAGCAGTGAACAAACCCAGCAGCCTCAAGCAGCACCTCATCGCCGCCGTGCCTGAGCTACGCGGTAACCCAGACAAACTCCTGGTATTCATCGACCAAGGGCGCATCCGCAGCACCACCGCCCCTGGCCTGTCATTCGAATACGCCTACACCCTCAACATCATCCTCACGGATTTCGGTGGCCACCCAGACGCCGTCGCCGTGCCGCTGATCGCTTGGATGCAGATCAATCAGCCCGACCTTATGGAAAACCTCAACAAAGCCAAGGACGCCATCCAGTTCGAGGCCGACATCCTCGCTGACGACCTGGTCGACCTCTCAATCACCCTGCCGCTAACCGAGCGCGTCATCGTCAAGCGGCAGCAAGGCGCCGCCCACAGCATCGAGCATGCGCCCGAACCACAACTCACCGCACAGCTACCCGCCACCGCCTTCCAGCTCTATGCCGGCACCGAACTGCTCGCCGAGTGGACAAGCGCTGAACCCAACGGCGGCGCTGCTCTAGCAACCCCGCACCCGGTACCCAACCGTGGCTGAAAACCTGCAAGTTCTGGAAGAATGGGCCGGCGCTCTGCTCAGCAAACTGGAGCCCAAAGAGCGCCGCCAACTCAACCTGGGCATTGCCCGCAAACTGCGTCGCAACCAGCAACGCCGCATCGCCGCGCAAAAGAACCCAGAAGGCACCCCTTACGCCCCGCGTAAGGATCGCCAACACCTGCGCAGCAAGCGCGGCCGCGTTAAACAGAAAATGTTTACCAAACTGCGCCAGGTGCGCCACCTCAAGCAGCAAAGCGACGCCAACAGCATCGCCCTGGCATTTCTCGGCCGTACCGCCCGCCTCGCCCGCGTCCACCAATACGGCCTGCGTGACCGCCCAGGCCCAAATGCACCAGACGTGCAATACAGCGCACGCGAACTGCTCGGTTTCACCAACGCCGACCTCGACATGATCCGCGACGATCTGCTCGACCACCTCGCCCGCTGACTTCGCGTTGTAGCGTCCCCCGCTACAACCCCCGTTTCGTGCATCACGCGCGCGGGGCAGCAACCATCGGCGCATGAACCCAATCGCCGAAATCCGCCGCCGCCTCGACAACATGATCCGCTCCGGCACCATTGCCGCAGTCGACCATGGCGACCCCGAGCAGGGGCGCCTACCGTGCTGCCGCGTCCAAACCGGCAACATCCTCACCGGCTGGCTGCCCTTCTTCACCGTCCGCGCCGGCAGCACCAACGAATGGAACCCTGTCTCCGTCAACGAGCAATGCACCATCCTCAGCCCATCCGGTGACCTCGCCCAGGGGCAGGTGCTCGTTGGGCTCTACTCAGCCGCCAACCCGCCCTGCAGCAACAACCCTGCCGTGCATCGCGTGGAGTGGGCCAACGGCGACTACGTCGAACACAACGCGCAGTCCGGCGCCTACAGCCTCAAGCTCACCGGCCACGTCCAAATTGACGCGGCCAGCCTCACCATCCAATGCAGCGGCGCCGTGAAAATCAACGGCGCCACCATCGACCTGAACTGAGGGAGCCGCCCATGCCTGCCGTCTCCCGCCTCGGCGACACCTGCACCGGCCACGGCTGCTGGCCACCGCGCCCCAGCACTGGCGCGAGCCCCAACGTGCGCATCAACGGCATCCCCGCCCACCGCCAGGGCGACGCTTGGGCCGCGCACACCTGCCCGGCAATCCCCGAAACCCACGCCAGCACCCTCGCCGGCGGCAGCGCCACCGTGCGCGCCAACGGCAAACAGCTCGCCCGCGTGGGCGACCCCGTAGCCTGCGGCAGCAGCATCGCCCAGGGCTCCGCCAACGTGTTCGCAGGGGGCTGAACATGCAAGGCATGAACAACCAATCCGGAACCGTGCTCAGCCAAAGTCAGCACCTCGCCCAGTCCATCACCGACATCCTCACCACCCCACTCGGCAGCCGCATCATGCGCCGCGAATACGGCAGCCTGCTGCCCCGGCTGATCGACCAACCCTTCAACGGTGCCACACGCCTGCAGCTCTACGCCGCCACCGCCATCGCCCTCATGCGCTGGGAACCACGTCTACGCCTGAGCCGAGTGCAACTCAGCAACATCAGCACCGCAGGTGCCGTCGTGCTCGACCTCGACGGCACCGTCATCGATACCAACCAACCCACCAGCCTCAGCATCCCCCTGGCCCTTGGGGGCATCGTATGACCTTCACCGCTATCGACCTCTCCCGCGTCCCCGCGCCCCATGTAGTCGAAACACTCAGCGCCGAGCAAATCCTCGCCGAAATGCTCGATGACCTGCTCGACCGTTACCCCGAGTTCAGCGCCCTGGTCGAATCGGAACCGGCCATCAAACTGCTGGAAGTCGCCGCCTACCGCGAGCTGCTGCTCCGCCAACGCATCAACGAGGCCGCCAAAGCGGTCATGCTGCCGTACGCCCTCGACACCGACCTCGACAACCTCGGCGCCCTGTTCGGCGTCGAGCGTCTGATCACCGATCCGGGCGACCCGACCGCCGTGCCACCGGTACCGCCCACCTACGAGAAAGACCCCGAGTTTCGCTACCGCATCCAGCTTTCGCTGGAAGGCCTTAGCACCGCCGGCCCCGAAGGCGCCTACATCTACCACTCGCTGTCCGCATCCGGCGAAGTACTCGACGCCAGCGCCATCAGCCCCACCCCCGGAGAAGTACTGGTCACCGTGCTTTCGCGCATCAGCAACGGCGTTGCATCGCCCGAGCTGCTCGCCACCGTCTACGCCGCAATCAATGCCGAATCAGTCCGCCCCCTCACCGACTACGTCCAGGTGCAGAGCGCCGCCATAACCGAATACGCGATCGAGGCCACGCTCTATTTCTACGCGGGGCCTGACCGCGAGGTGGTGCTCGCCAACGCCCTGGCAGCCGCCGAGGCCTACGCCGCAGCCCAGCACCGCCTTGGCCGTGACGTCACCCTGTCCGGCCTATACGCCGCCCTGCACCAGCCTGGAGTGCAGCGCGTAGAGCTCACCAGCCCTACCGCCAGCATCGTCGTCGGCCGCAACGGCGCCACCTACTGCACCGGCATCACCCTGCACGACGGTGGGCTCGATGAATAACCTGCCCAGCCTGCTGCCGCCCAACAGCACCGCCGCCGAACGCGCCCTGGAGCAAGTGCAGGCGCGCCCCAGCCTGCTCGCCGTGCCATTGCGCGAACTCTGGAACCCCGACACCTGCCCCGCCCATCTGCTGCCCTGGCTTGCCTGGACGCTCAGCCTCGACAGTTGGCAGCCCTATTGGCCCGAGTCCGTAAAGCGGCAGCGCATCCGATCAGCAGTTGAGATCCAGCGGCGCAAAGGCACCGCAAAAAGCGTGCGCGACGTCGTCCGCGCATTCGGCTCCAGCCTCGCCCTGCGCGAGTGGTGGCAACTGGAGCCAAAGGGGGAGCCGCACACCTTCGACGTCGTGCTCACCCTCGGCGCCGGCGTGCCCAACACCGCCGCGTACCAGCAAGACGTCATCGCAGAGATAGAGCGCACAAAGCCCGTGCGTAGCCACTTCACCCTGACGCTCGGCCTGGCAGCCACCGGCGGCCTCGGCCTGGCTGGCGCTGCCCGCCCCGTCATCTACCGCCGCATTCAATGCACTGAGGCACCCTAATGGCCCTACCCATCACCATCACCAATGCTGGCCGTGCCGAAATGATCGCAGCCCAGAACACGGGCACCGAGAAAGTCACCATCGTCGCCGTCGCGCTTGGCGCCGCACAGTACACACCGCTCAAAACCCAAACCGCCCTGCAGGCCGAAATAAAGCGCGTCACCACTATTGCCGGCCAGGCAGTGGCGGATGACACCATCCACGTCGTCGCCATGGATGAAAGCAGTGCCGCCTACAACGTCGGTGAGTTCGGTTTGATCAGCGACAAAGGCACCCTCATTGCCGTCTACTCGCAGTTGCCCGCGGCAGGCTGGATCATCCAGAAAGCCGCACCGTCCACCCTGCTGCTGGCCACCGACATCATTCTCGAAAGCCTCGACGCAAGCGTGATCGAGTTCGGCGACATCAGCTTCATCAACCCGCCCGCAACAGAGAGCACCCCTGGCGTTACCACCCTGGTCAACAACCTCACGACCGACAGTTCATCGGCGGCATTGACGGCAGCACAGGGCAAAAAGCTCCAGGATGAAAAAGAGCCCGTAATCGGCGCTGGCACAACCGCCCAGTATTGGAGCGGCAATAAAGCCTGGCGCAATTTCGCCGCAGACGTTCGCGCAGCTGTGCTCACCGGCCTGAGCACTGCCACCAACGCCGCCGTTCTCGCGACTGACTCCGTACTGGTGGCACTGGGCAAGCTGCAAGCTCAGATCGTTGCCCTGGCCGCCAACAAGCTGGATGCGACAGCCAACGCCGTATCGGCTACAAAGCTCCAGGTCGCGCGCCTTATCGGTGGCGTCGCGTTCGACGGTACCGCCAACATCAACTTGCCCGGCGTTAACACCGCGGGTAACCAGAACACGACTGGCAACGCCGCCACGGCCACCAAGTTGGCAGTAGCTCGCCTGATCAACGGCACGGCGTTCGACGGCTCCGGCAACATCAATGTTACGGACGACAGCAAGCTGCCGCTTGTGGGCGGGAACGTGTCTGGCTACATCAATATGGCTCAGAACGTCTCTGGCGGTTACGGCAGCGTAAGCGGCTCGGGGGGCGCCTGGGGCGCAACTGTATGGGGAATGGGGCATACATACTCGGGTAGCGCAGCAGGTACGGCATACGCGCCAAACGCCCTCTATGGCCTTGCGTGGCTGCGCTCGGGGCACTCGGCCGATACTTTTGCTGGAGAAGGGGTTTACCTCTATCTGGCGGGAAATCAATACGCAGGCATGGGTGCCGCCGGCTTCTGGACATCAGGCAGCTACACAGGCAAAGGCACCGGCCTGACTGACATTCCCCAAGCAGGGGTAGCCGGGCTAGTGGCGGCACTGGCCGCCAAAGCCGCACTTTCCAGCCCTGCATTCACCGGTGCGCCAACAACGCCAACTCCGGCAGCAGCGTCCAACACCACTCACATTCCGAACACTGCATGGGTAAGGGCTCGCCTCAACGAGCTGCCCGACTCACCGAAAAATACATCCGGCATCGTAGGCAACTCAGCGTGGTGGAAATGCGGCGATACCGGATTCATCAGGCAATTCGGCTTAGTCACTGAGGCAGCAAACGTCACAGACTACCGCTCGTTCCCCATTGCATTCCCGAATGCATGCATGTCGCTGGTTGCAACACGCACCTCCGGATGGGACTCGGCCAACGCTGAAGGCACCACATCGTTCATCGCCAGCAGGACACAGTTCGCAGTGCTGTCCGGCATTCCGAACGGGAACTTGATCTATTACGAAGCCACAGGCTATTAACCATGACCACTCTGTATAGCCCAACCGAGCGTGGCTTCTTCGACAGCCGCGTACACAACGCAGTGCCAGATGACGCTATCGAGATTACGGCCGAACAGCACGCGGAGTTGCTCGAAGGAATCAACCAGGGTAAACACGCCGTTCTTGATGACGCCGGCCAGCTGATCCTGATCGACCCGCCGCCATACGTGCCCACTGCCGAAGTGCTCTGCGCCCGCTTCGACACCGCTGCCGACGCTGCCCGCCGCGCTGTCGCCGGCGACCCCCTACGTGCCGTCGAGTACGACCGCGCCCGCCTCGCTGCCGAGGCCTTCGCAACGGCCGGCTACCAGGGCGAAGTACCGGCCATGGTCGCCGCCTGGGCCATCAACGGGCGCACGCCACAGCAGGCCGCCGACAGCATCCTCGCCGAGGCAGCGGCATACACCAACGCCCTGGAGCTGCTGCGCACAACCCGCCTGGCGGCCAAGGAACAAGTCCGCGTGATGATGGCCGCTGGCGAGGTCGAACAAGCCCAGCAGCTCGCAGCCCAGACCATCGCAGCCATCGAAGCTGCCGTCGCCGGCATCGGCAACAACGCCTGACCCTACGCCTGCTGCACCCGTTGCCCCGCCCAGCGCGGGGCTTTTTTATGTCCGTGCTGTAGCGCCCCCCGCTACAACCTGCGCTGCTCGCAGCCTGCCCGCGCGCGCGGCAGCATCAAGGCTCACTGGTTCACCGCACGCCCAGGAGCTGCACCCATGGCCGACTATCACCACGGCGTCCGCGTCATCGAAATCAACGAGGGCATCCGCCCCAATCGCACCATCGCAACCGCCGTCGTGGGTATGGTCTGCACCGGCTCCGATGCCGACGGCGCCTTCTTCCCGCTCGACAAGCCCGTGCTTCTCACCGACGTGCTATCGGCAGTCGGCAAGGCAGGCACCCAAGGCACACTGGCCGCTTCGCTGAAAGCCATCGCCGCCAACGCCAGCCCGTTCACCATCGTCGTGCGCGTAGCCGATGGCGAAGGTGCCGACGCAGCCGCGAAAGAGGCCGACCAAATCAGCAAACTCGTCGGCACCGTCACTGCTACTGGCGAATACACCGGACTCAAGGCCCTGCTCACCGCCAAATCTGCGCTGGGCGTCACCCCGCGCATTCTCGGCGTGCCAGGCCTCGACGCCCTGCCCGTCGCCAACGAATTGATCAGCACCGCCCAGGCCCTGCGCGCCTTCGCCTATGTCAGTGCCTGGGATTGCGCCACCAAGGAAGAAGTGGTCGCCTACCGCGAGAACTTCGGCGCCCGTGAAGTCATGGTCATCTGGCCGGATTTCCAAGAGTGGAGCACCGTCGAAAACGCCACCGTCAACGCCCCGGCCGTCGCATACGCCCTCGGCCTGCGCGCCAAGCTCGACGAGCAAGTCGGCTGGCACAAAACCCTGTCCAACATCGCCGTTAACGGCGTTACTGGCATCAGCAAACCCGTGTTCTGGGATCTGCAAAACCCAGCCACCGACGCCGGCTACCTCAACGAAAACGAAGCCACCACCCTTATCCGTGAAGACGGCTTCCGCTTCTGGGGCTCGCGTACCTGCTCCGATGACCCGCTGTTCGCCTTCGAGAACTATACCCGCACAGCCCAGGTACTGGCCGACACCATCGCCGAAGCCCACATGTGGGCCGTAGACAAGCCCATGCACCCGAGCCTGGTGCGCGACATCGTCGAAGGCGTCAACGCCAAATTCCGCGAGCTCAAGAATGCCGGCTACATCATCGACGGCCAGTGCTGGTACGACGAAGCCGCCAACGAACCAGCAACGCTCAAGGCCGGAAAGCTCACCCTCGACTACGACTACACCCCGGTACCGCCGCTGGAAAACCTCATGTTCCGCCAGCGCATCACCGACCGTTATTTGCTCGACTTCGCCGCGCGCATCAACGCCTGATCGGCCAACCAGCATAGGAGCGCCTGACCATGGCCATGCCCCGCAAACTCAAGAACATGAACATGTTCAACGACGCCAACAGCTACCAGGGCGTTGCCAAGTCCGTCACCCTGCCCGACCTCGCACGCAAAATGGAGCAGTTCCGTGGTGCCGGCATGGACGGCCCGGTGAAGGTCGACCTGGGCCACAGCGATGACGGCATCCAGATCGAGTGGACGGTCGGCGGGCTGGATCTGATCAGCCTGCGCCAGTACGGCACCACCAACGCCTCCGGCGTGCCTCTGCGCTGGGCCGGCGCCTACCAACGCGACGACGACGGCAGCGTATCCGCCGTGGAAGTCATCGTCCGTGGCCGTCACGAAACCTACAGCTTCGGCGACGCCGAGCCGGGTGAAGACACCGAGCACACCATCACCACCACCTGCACCTACTACAAGCTGATCGTCGACGGCAACGAAGAGATCGAGATCGACCTGCTCGGCATGGTCTTCAAGGTCAACGGCGTCGACCGCCTCGCAGAACAGCGCAAGGCCATCGGCCTGTAACCCTATACCCACCGCCGAAGCTGGCCTCGGCGCACCCGCGCCGCTGGCCAGCACCTATTACCGAAGGAGCCACCCCATGCCGAAAGTCACCCCCGAAGCCGAACAGCCCAAGAACCCCAACGAAGAAGTGGTCGAACTCGACACCCCCATCGTCCGTGGCGAGCAGAAGATCGACAAGTTGGTACTGCGCAAACCCGTGAGTGGTGAGCTGCGCGGCGTGAAACTCGACGACCTCATCCACATGGACGTGCTGTCCCTGCGCACGGTGCTGCCACGCATCACCACCCCGACCCTTACCGACATCGAAGTCGGCCGCATGGATCCAGCTGACCTACTCGCCTGCGGTGTCGCGGTAACCGGTTTTTTGCTGCAGAAGCGGCACAAGGTGGATGCATCCCTCACCGCGTAGAAGACGCCATGGCCGACCTGGCCATGGTCTTTCACTGGGGGCCGTCGGAACTTGACCCGATGCCCCTCACCGATCTGATGGCCTGGCGAGAGCAGGCCCGCAAGCGAGTAGAAAAGGATGGGGCGAAATCTAAGGCTTGAAGTGGTGCTCAAGGCCGTAGATCGCGCCACAAAACCTATCAAGGCCGTTACCGGCGGCAGCGTTGGCCTGGCTCGCACCCTCAAGCAGACCCGTGAAGCGCTCAAAGGCCTGCAAAGCCAACAGCAGGATGTCAGCAGTTGGCGCACCCTGCGCGCCGCCAGCCAACAGACCGACCGTGCACTACAAACCGCCCGCGATCGAGTCAAAGCGCTCAGCCGCGAAATGGCCGCGACAGGTGTGCCCACCCGACAGTTTCAAAGGGATATGCGTGGTGCAATCCGTGAAGCCACAGCGCTCAAGCAGCAACACCAACAGCAGCAACAACAGCTCCAGGGCCTTCGCTCACAGCTCAGCTCGGCAGGCATCAGCACCCGCAATCTGGGCGACCACGAACGCACACTGCGCCAACGCATCGTCGACACCAACAGATCGCTGAGTGATCAAGAAAGCCGCCTTCGCCGACTTACCCAGCAACAGCAGCGCCTGGCGCGCGCCAAAAGCCAATACAGCAAAACCCAGGGCCATGCCGGCTCGCTCGCCACCTCGGGTGCAGGCTCGCTGGCCGGCGCCTACACCCTTGGTCGCCCACTCATGGCAGCGCTGGGCATCGGCTACGAGTTCGACGCCACAATGTCCGCCACCCAGGCCGTGACGCGCATCGCCGACAAAGCCGATGCGGCCATGACTGCCCTGCGTGACCAGGCACGCACGCTGCCGCTGACCAGCAAATTCACAGATCTAGAGGTCGCCCAAGGCCAGTATTACCTGGGCCGCACGGGCTACAACGCCAACCAGATCCTGGGCGCCATGCCCGGCATGCTCAACCTGGCCGCTGCGGGTGATATGGATCTAGGCCAGACAGCCGATATCGCCTCCAACATCCAGACAGCCATGGGCATCCCGGCTGAAAAGATGGGGCGCGTGGCCGACGTGCTGACCGCAGCCTTCACACGCAATAACGTCGACATCCAGATGCTGGGCGAGTCGCTCAAATACAGTGCCGGCGTTGGCCGCGAATACGGGCAAAGCCTTGAAACCGTCACCACCGCCACCGCCCTGCTCGGTAACGCAGGCGTCCAGGGCAGCATGGCCGGTACCTCAATGCGCGCCGTGCTCACCCGCCTCGGCAACTCCAAGGCGGTCGCAAAACTCGGCGTGCAAACCAAGGACGCCAACGGCGACCTCCGCGACATGCTGGATATCCTGAAAGACATTCACGACAAAACCCAAGCGATGGGCAACGTCGAGCGGGGCGCGGTCTACAAGGACATCGCCGGCCAGTACGCCGTGACCAGCTTCGGCACCCTCATGCGTGCGGTCGAAAACGGCCAGTTCCAGGGCATGCGCGAAAGCCTCAACGGCTCGATCAACGAAGCGGCCCAGGTCGCAGGCACCCAGCTCGACAACCTCAAAGGCGACATGACCATGCTGCATGCCGCCATCGAGAACATTTCGGTTGAGCTGTTCGACAAAAACAGCCCCTGGATGCGCGAGCTGGCCAAAAACATCAGCCACCTGCTGCACAACTTCGCCGAGTTCCTCAAGGCCAATCCCCAGCTCAGCGTTGCCATCGTCAAAACGGTCGGTAGCCTCACCGTGCTGCTCACGGTGATGGGCGGCATCACCCTGGCGCTAGCTGCTGTTCTCGGCCCCTTCGCCATGCTCCGGCTGGCCATGATGCTATTGGGCATCAAGAGCCTCGGCATGGTAACGGCGCTCAAGGCTATCGGCAGCGCGCTGCTGTGGCTGGGGCGCCTGGCTATGGCCAACCCCATCGGTCTGCTGATCACCGCCCTGGTAGTTGGTGCCTACCTCATCTACAAAAACTGGGATGGGGTGAAGGCCTACATGCTCGGTCTCTGGGCAGAACTGAAAGCCGGCTTTTCCGGAGGTCTCGGCAGCATCGCCGCCACAATCCTCAATTTCAGCCCGCTGGGCCTGTTCCACCGTGCTCTGGCCGGTGTTCTTAGCTACTTCGGCGTCGACATTCCAGCCCGTTTTACCGACTTCGGCGGCATGCTGATCGATGGCCTGGTGAACGGCATCACCGCAGGCCTTGGCCGCGTCAAACAGGCCATTACCGGTGCGGGCGGTGCTGCCGTCGACTGGTTCAAGCAGAAGCTGGGTATTCACAGCCCCTCGCGCGTATTCGCCCAGTTGGGCGGCTACACCATGGCCGGCCTTACTCAGGGCCTGGTAAAGGGCGAAGGCAGCGTGCTCAGCCAGATCGCCCACACAGCCGACCAGCTCAGCGGCGGCATGCTCGGCGCTGGCGGCATCACGTTCGACCGTCGCCCCGCCATCACTGCAGGTGGCCGCCAACCCGTCAGCATCGCCGGCGACACCATCAGCATTCACATCCACGCCTCCCCAGGGCAGGACGCCCAAGCCATCGCCCGTGCTGTAGCGCAGGAACTGGACAAGCGCGAGCGCGCCAAGGCAGCCCGGCACCGCGCGGCCCTGTATGACCAGGAGTAACCCTAGATGATGATGGCCCTCGGCATGTTCGTGTTCGGCATGCACACCCTCGCCTACCAGGAGTTCCAGCGCCAGAATGAATGGCGCCACGGCTCCACCAGCCGTATCGGCGCCCGGCCGGCGCGCCAGTTCCTCGGCCCAGGTGACGAAACCATCACCCTGCCCGGCATCCTGCTGCCCGAAATCGCCGGCAGCGTGCTCAGCCTCGACACCCTGCGCATCATGGCCGACACCGGCAAAGCCTGGCCGCTGATCGAGGGCACCGGCCGTATCTACGGCATCTACGTCATCGAGAGCCTCAGCGAGACCAAAACCTACTTCTTCAGCGACGGCGCCGCCCGCCGTATCGAATTCAACCTGGTGCTCAAGCGCGTGGATGAAAGCCGCGTCGACCTGCTCGGCAGCGTCATCGGCGCCGCCGGCGACGTGCTAAGGCGCATCCTGTGATTGCCCAGCTCACCCAGGCCGCCGGCCAAATCCTGCGCGAGCAGGCTGGCCAGGTGAATGCCGCCCTCAACTACCCGCACCCAATTTGCCGCGTCGTGGTCGACGGCCGCGACATTACCCTCGACATCACTGCACGGCTCATCAGCATCGACCTCACCGATAACCGCGGCATGGAGGCCGACCAGCTCGACATTCAGCTATCCGACCACGACGGTAACCTCGCCATCCCGCCAAAGGGTGCCACCATCGCCCTGTGGCTGGGCTGGAGTGACACCGGCCTGGTGGACAAAGGCACCTACAAGGTCGACGAGCTGGAGCATAGCGGTGCGCCCGACACGCTAAGCATCCGCGCCCGCAGCGCCGACCTGCGTGCAGGCCTGGCCAAAAAGCGCGAGCGCAGTTGGCACGGCAAAACCCTCGGCGCCATCATCACCAGCATCGCCACCGAATACGGCCTCCAGCCTCTGGTGCAAGTCGCCCTGGCAGCCATCGGCCTGCCCCACATCGACCAGGCCGGCGAATCCGACCTCAACCTCATCACCCGCCTGGCCAGCGAACACGACGCCATCGCATCAGTGAAGGCCGGCAACCTGCTGTTTCTCCCCACCGGCGCCGCCACCACCGCCAGCGGCCTCCCCCTGCCCCATATCACGCTCACGAGGGCAGACGGCGACCAGCACCGCTACCTGGACGCCAACCGCGACAGCTACACCGGCGTCAAGGCGTACTACTACGAGACCAACAGCGCAGAAAGGAAAGAGGCCATCGCCGGCACCGGCGACAACCTGAAGGAGCTGCGCCACACCTACACCGATCAGAGCACAGCGCTGGAGGCTGCCCGCGCAGAATGGCGCCGCCTGCAACGCGGTACCTCCACACTCAGCTACACGCTCGCCAGGGGCCGGCCAGAACTCATACCCGAACTGACTTACAGCCTGGTCGGCATCAAACAACAGATCAGCGACATCATCTGGCTCGGCGGCAACGTGCAGCACGCATTCACGCCAGACGCCTACACCACGTCGCTGGAACTTACCAGCCAACTACCCGAGGCCGACGAGCTGCACGGCGACGTGCTGGAGCACTACACCGGCGTGCTGGCCTGGTACCGCGACGAGAAAACGGGGGAGCAGAAGAAACTCACCGAAGGCGATCAAACCAACCCCAAGCGCCTCACCCACCTCTACAGCAGCAAGGCCAGTGCGAAACGGGCGGTTAAGCGGGAGGCTAAACGTCTGGGATTAACTCTAGATCCTTGATAGCATTTTGACTCCCAACACAGCTAGGAAGTAGAGGATGTCAGTAGAGTTTTCGGAGGAAGAGCAAGAGAGATACGTCGAAGTAAGGCTATCAATAAAGAATTATATCGATGTGCTGAATGCGAATTTTAAATTCTCGTCACCATCGAGCGCCCAAATGACAATGAGCAATGTCAATAAAATAATACAAAACAGCCCCAAAAACCTCAACAAAACCAAGATCTCCACGCTACTTGATATTCTTTATTTATTTGAAGAACTTGAAAATATCCCCATCCCAAGTATAGGGAAGGATAATCCGAAGATCGAACAGGCCAAAGCAAGTCTCGGAAAGTCTTACAAACTCATCAAGGATCTTGTAAAGAAGGCTTCAGTGCAGCAAGCCTCACCGAGCATTTTTGACGCTCAAGAAACTAAAGCCCCTGCACCACTTGCTGATATTTCACAAAAGGAATTAATAAAGCTCGAAAAAAGAATTGAAGAACTAACGAAAAAACTTTCAACATACGAAAATTTTTACAATGAACAAGTAGAAAGTTTCATAGGAACAAAAGATAGCGCAACCACTGAAATTGAATCGCTACTTCAGAACTTTAGAGGACTTACGACCGAAACGGGTCAAGATGTTATTATCAAAGATTATAGAGACGGTGCCGCGCAAGAGAAAAAACAGTCAGAGCTTTTTCGATACATTGCAGCAGCATTTATGCTGCTATCTGTTCTCATAGTTTTGTTCCTTCTATTCAATACCCCATCCATAGAACTATTTAGCGTTGCCACTGCAACCAAACTGCTTGCATCATTATTTCTAAGCATACCGGCAGCGTACTTTGCTAGAGAGTCAACACGCCACAGAAGGCAGCAGTATCTTTACCAACAATACTCATTCAATCTGAATGCGCTCGGGCCATTCATGGCCGATCTAGAGAAACCACTTAAGGATGACTTGAAGTCCGTGGTAGCTAAGAAAATCTTCACAACAGATCATGAGTCGGGTGGCAAGGAAGATAGCTACCCTATAAATATCCAAGAGATTCTTATGTTGCTGTTGAATAAAGCGGATCTCAACCCTGCTACTAAGCGAACTGATAAACCTAAAAGCGCTGGCTAAGAAAAGCCCCGCACCTGCGGGGCTTCTTCCTTCATCTCAATATATCCCACCCGGCCATCGCCTCGATCGCTCGCCGAATAAACGCCTGTCCATCCCCATCGAGCTGGCGATAAAACCGCAACAGCAGCCTTTCCTCCGACGTGATCCACTCTTGCTGGGGCTGCGCAACCCGCTCCGCCTGTTGCTCCCCTACAGCCCCGTCTAAATCGGTACTCATCTGCATACTCCGTTAATGGCAGTTGAGTCCTGACCATAACGGCGGGCTTCAGAATCCCAAGTAGGCTTAGAGAGGGTCACCCACCAGCACGGCCTTGCCGGTATCGACTTGGCATTCATCAGCGCTAGAGCGCCATTCCAGCGTGGCGCCCTCGGCCACCAGGTCGACATTCAGAATGCGGTGCAGGCATTCGCCCATGCCGTCCTTGTCGATGGCCACCAGGCGCTGCTCGTCCCAGGTGGTCACCTCATAGTCAAAAGCCTGCGCCTCCAGATCCTGCCCTTCGGTGTGGAACAGCAGCGAGGCATAAGCCTCCATGCAGGTTTGCCGCTCACGGCTGCAGATAATCTCCACGCCGTTGGTGCTGCCGTAGGCATCGCCTTCGGTAGCACGCCAACCGCCCCAGATAACAAGACTGTCACCCTGGGCAATGCGCAGCGGGGGAATGGTGGCAGCGCGCTCCAACGGCGCGGGGCCGACGAACCAGATGGCCGCGTAAGCGGCTACCAGGGCGGAAGCTAGGGCAATAAATAGGTAACGCAGAGAAGCATGCATAGCCGAGTTCCTTTCGCTATGGGATGTGTCCTTTCACAACATCCTAGCACCAACTCTAAAGTGAGGAGCAGACAGGACTAAATTTGGCATTCCTCGGTTGACCTGGTAACGTGGCGGCCAGTCAATAGAGAGCAGTTCAGCTATGGAACGCATCAAGGTTTTCGACATGTTTTGCGGCGGCGGCGGCAGCAGTCTGGGGGCGCGGTTAGCGGGCGCTGAGGTGGTTGGCGGTGTCGACATGTGGCCTATAGCCACCAAGGCCTTTGGTCTCAACTTCCCTCGCGCAAAGGTGTTTACTGGAGATTTAAGGCTGATCGAGCCGTCCGATGTCGTAAAGCAAACAGGCCCTATCGATCTTTTACTGTCCTCCCCCGAGTGCACACATCACACCTGTGCCAGAGGGAGCAAGCCGCGCTCTGAGGAAAGCAAAGAAACAGCCCTACAGGTTATACGCTATGCCAAGGTGATGAAGCCTCGCTGGGTTGTGCTTGAAAACGTCACCCATATGAAACCCTGGGAACGCTACCCCGAGCTGAAAGCAGAGCTCGAAGCTCTTGGGTATCACTTGCATGAGCAAATTTTGGACTCTGCTGAGTTTGGAGTTCCGCAGCGTCGCAAGCGGTTATTCTTGATTGCAGACATGCTTGCCGAGCCCACAGCTATTGTGGGTAGCGGAGAAAGGGAGATCACGGCTAGGGAGATTCTCGATCCTGACGGAACGTGGCCCATGACTCCACTCCGTAAGCCCGGCCGAGCTCAAGAGACATTAGCACGGGCAGATCGCGGAATAGCCGCCTTCGGAGAGAACGAAGCGTTCCTATTGGTGTACTACGGAAATGACGGTGCAGGCGGCTATCAATCGCTAGACGTGCCCCTGAGAACTATCACTACCGTAGATCGATTTGCACTCGTTGTACCGACCGAAACCGGTCATATGATGCGGATGCTACAACCGATTGAGCTCCGCCGAGCGATGGGCTTTCCTGAGAATTACGTGTTCCCCGAGGTCAATAAGAGAAACCGCATTCGTTTACTTGGCAATGCGGTTTGCTCACCAGTGATGGCAGCCATTGTCAGAGGTTTGACTACCAACCCTATTCAGGAAAAAACCTCATTACACCAGGGCGCCGCGCATGAGTCGTGTAGTGATGACTCAACTCCTCAAGAGTTGCCCGCCGCAGTCTTAGCTTAGGCTGAACGTGCAACAGGTCTTTAACAGGCTTTGCAAAAAACCTGTTGCACGAAACCAGCAGACGGTAATCCTTGACACCATCTCCAAAATCTAATGAAAGCACTCCCACATCAAAAATTGATAGATTGGAATACTTCGCTTGTTTTTTCGAAAAATAACGAGCCCTGTCCACATTGGCGACAGGAATAAAAACGCCTAACAAGTATCTGTAGCTATAGACTTTGCCCTGCACGTCGTCACATTCGGGAGTAAGCGTCACAACACACGGAGTTAAGGAGTTGAGAAGCTCACCTTCTTTCTCATAGTCCACAGACATTAGGAACTCACGACCTAACACCTCATTGCAACTAGCTCCCCACAGATCAGGGCATGCCTCATCCCAACCTGCCCTGTCAACTATTGAAACCATCCCCCGAGCCGACGGTAAAAACACCGCAGGATTACTCAATACAGATACAAGATAATGGGTATTTAAACTAGACTTCGAAACTCCGTTCGGCGCATTTCCGAACTGTTCCGCAAGCAAAGCATTCAACCCTGCGACATATTCAGCGGACACATCGAGCCTATCTTCTAAAACTGGCAACAATGCGGCGTCCATAGCTGCAACAGGAGCAGCTTGTGCCTGAGCAAGCCCTACAGCTTCAGTAGACAAGTACGCCAATAGCTTATGCCAACGACCTAAAGATTCGCCGTTTTCAGGAAGCCTCGCAAGCTCAAATAGCCTGTGAGTAGATCGCACCGCTGCTTGGAAAACTCGCTCCTCCCAAGAAATAGAAAGCAAAAGAGCTCCGCAGCTTAGAATCGCTGTATTTATTTCTTCAACTAATTCAGGGAGTCGCTCTGGTGCATCTTCAAGAGCTAGCACCAATGTCTTATCAATACATCCGTACCCAACTGGCAGCGTAAGACCAAAAGCCTCTGCCCGTGCAACGATTTCGCCGTAAACCTTCTCAGCATCCTCTGGATATTTCGTCCAAAAAATTATGGCATACGGACCATCGCAAACAATGCTCTTCAGGCTCGACATAATTGCCAAGGTTTGTTGAGCCATATTATTCATGCCACCGTCAACCAAATGTATGTCAGAAAAAATCACCCTGACACCATTAAAAGGCTGTGGAGGCATAGGCCTTATCGCTCCCAGGTCATACAGAAAAGGCATAACCCAATACCCAGCAGAAACCAAGGCCGAATATATTTTATCTAGATGCTCTTGTTCATTATCAATAGCAGCAACACGTACAAACTGAGGGATCATTTTTCTTCCTTGAATTGAAATATAATTGCAGCGCCGTCGTATGCTTCAGGAACCTGGAAGTCATCTCTAATCTCATCAGCCGAGCACAGAACCAAACTGCCATCGATTGACTCCATTACCATCCGAGAATAATAAAGACCTAGCCCCATGCCCTCTGCCCTATTTGATACAAAGGGAGTGCCCAATTGATCTAACGGCAATTCAAAACCGGGGCCATTGTCAATAATCGCAAGAGAGCCACTGCGCTTATCGCTGTCCCACTGTGTCATGAGAAGGACAGCACCCTGCTTGCCCTCCTTTTGCGCCTGATAACGCGACCAATAAATAGCGTTATCAATGATATTATTTATTGCGCCCATCAACAGGTTGAGAGGCCCGCTAACCGGAAATGAGACACCGCCATCAGACAGGTGATTAGACAGGACAAGATCATGGCGCTTGAATCGCCCAGAGTTCATATCCAGAGCCCTTGCAACAAGCTCTCTAATAGTCGTCTTGCGCGCACGCTCTTTGTTTAGAAGAGGTTTAAATGTATCCAGCAGCTTTCTCAAGTGTACAATTGTCTGCTGAAGAGTAGCCTTGCTGGTATTTCCTTCAAGCTGCCTAGTCAGAGTATCTACACCATGAACCATCTCATGGAAAGCCAAAGACAAGTTAAGACCAGCCATACCTGAGTTCAGCATAACAGTACGATAGCTATTCAACTGAGACTGCAAGGACTCAACAACCGGTTTAATTTCGGTTTCTAAGTTATTTTTCTTTGCAATCTCGCTAAGCGCGTCAAAAGCCTCTTCTACAGGGATGATTTTTGACTCACCCTTGATCGCCTTATCTATTTGTTTTCTGTGAGGCCCATGCAAACGCTCAAACTTATCAAAAACACTAAGGACGATTCTCTGCAAATTCCGATAAACATCACTTTCATCAAACCCCTCACGATTTGTTTTCTCTTTTAGGCCAGAGCTTTTTGCGAGATCAAGGTCGATGTAACCTAACAAGCTATCAGTACCTAACTTTCCCGCAGGCCTGTTAATTCTTCGAACGTTAAGCCCGAGCCAGTCGTCACCAGGCTCACCATAGTTAAAAACACGTACTTGATCTCGGTATACTCGCACACCTGACTGAGATCGAATCCAGTCAGTAATCAGCTTGGCTGAGCCACTCTCCTTGAGAATTTCAGTTCTGCGATGGTAGGCGTAGATTTTTCCTTTGATCGGCCCAATGCCAGCCAACATTGCAGGATCAAGAAAGATAGCAGGAGGCTTGCCATCATCGTCCTCATCGGACACCCTCACCAACTCCAGCTTGTCAGCTGTATTAGCGGCTTCATCATGCTTCAGGCCCTTATAGGCTGGGGGTTTGAATTTATAATCCCATGAAAAATTCCCTGCCTCAGAGACTGTGAAATCAAAACTCCAGATAGCCGCATTAAGCATGTCTTGAGCAGAAGGCAAATCTTCAATGTCCTCCTCCCTTCCTGGCAAATGCAACTCAACATCAAAAGATCCAATCTTGTTAATTGGATTGCTTAACGAAGTAATAAGACGATAAAGATCTCGCACCTCTCTCTTGCTCCACTCAGGCCTAGAGAGATCGGTAATCTTCAGAAGAGTGCCGCCCCCCTCCTTGAAAACCTTTGGGATTATATTTCTCTTTACCGAGATAGACAGACCTTGATCGAGATACTTACCCCCACCGATCAAGTCATCCCAGACAATTTTAAACTCTAGCTCTGCTGCTTTAGCTATTCGAGTTACAAGCTGAACAGAACCGCCTAGCTTTTGTATCGCAAGACGACCTACCCCTTTCTCACCCAAAGGTAGACGTTTGAACTTTTTCGAAGGAATCTTTCCCTTCATGCCCCGCTTGGAGTCTGTTCCGACCTCCAGCCATTTAGACTCGATATCGTCCATACTCATGCCACAGCCATTATCTTTGATAGAGATAAAAGGCTCATCGCATTCGAGATCTAGAGTGACATCAACTCGCTCAGCGTCTGCGTCGTATGAATTTTTTACCAATTCAAAAACGGCCAATCTATCGTGGCCAATTAGTTGATCACCTAAGAGTTTGAGCACATGGGACTGTACCCGCATTTTTAGATCAGCCAATCTGCTTCTCCTTTACATACGCTGACAAGCAGGCATGAATAAAGCTGTAGGAAGAATCGGGAAGCCCCGAAATCCTTTTCGAATTTAAGACTTGGTTTTTTCAACCATCGCGGCCAGTGCGGTAACCATCTTATGGGTGTACTGCCGGTCGCCCTCGGGCAACTGGCGGTAGTGCTCCAGCAAGCTGGCTTCATACGGGGCCAGGCTGGCGGCATCAGTCGAAATGCGCGACCCGGTCAGCACGTAATGCACGTCGACACCCATGTCCTGGACGGCCATCAGGTAGCGGATATCCGGCGAGCTGCTGCCCAGTTCATAGGCTTTTTGGGTGCCACGACTCACCCCGGCCGCAGTGCCGAAGTCAGTCTGATTCAGGCCTAGGCGGTCCCTTTCTTCGCGCAGGCGATCGCCTGTCCCTGATGCAATGAGCACTTTTTTGATCAATACCAGTTGACCTGACCATTTTTTTGGCCAAGAATCCTTGTCGTCGAACACGAATAAACACGGACGAACACTATGCACGGCCTTTTGACCCCCGAGCAAGCCCGCGCGGCGCTTGACCGCAAGGGCATTTCCATCGCCGAGTTCAGCCGAACCAATGGCTTGAACAAAAATTTGGTCAGCGACCTGCTCAACGGCCGTAAAAAAGGCAAGCGTGGCAAGGCGCATAAAGCCGCCGTCCTGCTCGGCATCAAGGAAGGCGAGGTCGCACAGTAGTGCGCCGCGTCAATGGGGGAAACGAGAAGATGAAGCGCCCGATTCTTGATAGCCGCCGCCGCGCAGTGCTGGCCGTGGTAGCCGCCTTCCCAGGGGGCCGCGAGTGCGCCGCCACCTGCCTGGGACTGGATCTCAAGCAGTTCGACAACAAGCTGTACGAGAACCCCGGCCACCGCCCGCTGACGGACGAACAGGTACTGCAACTGGAGAGGGTCGCAGGCACCACCTACCTGCCCGACTACCTCACCGGCCTCTACAACGGCGTGTTCGTTGCCATGCCCGAGCTGGCAGACACGGACAACATCGACCTGCTGGCCCGCGCCATGGGCACGGCGGTCAAGCGTGGCAAGGTCGACGCGATGATCCTCAAGGCACTGGAAGACGGGCAGATCGACGAAGCCGAGCTGGCCAGCATCATCACCGCCCACCGCCAGCACATCGCCGCGCGCCACGCCGAAGTGGGCGCCATCCTTGCCCTGCATCGTCGTCAGGGGGATGCCCAATGAGCAGTGTTCAGCCCTTCCCCATCCGGGAGCGAATTTCCTTGAGCGCCGTAGCCAGGTCATCCACGGCAAAGCGAATGTCCTCGGCGCTCACATACAGGTCAGGCGTTCGCCCTTCATCCAGCGGTGCCGCACTTTCGCGGCCCTTCATCACTTCCACCAGCTTGTTGTGCCGCTCTTGCAGCCGCCCAATCAGCCGTGCCACTTCCGACTTCGAGTGATTACCCATGCCAAACCTCTATCAAATCCATCGAGAAGAGTTGTCACGCATGCTGGATCACGCCCAGCAGCGGCTCGACACGCTACGGCAAGTGGTGGCCAACGCCAACGGCGAATCCACCGATTCGGACATCCGCATCGCCATTGACGATGCGCTCACACCGCTCAAGCTGGCCGAAGAAGTCATGGAGCCTCAGCCATGACAGCCCCAACCGGCGGCGGATACCGCGCCAACTGCCCCGCCTGTGGCAGCGCCATGCGCATCCGTGGCAGCAAGGATCAGACCCCCACCTTCAAAACCATGTACGGCCAATGCTCCAACGTGGCCTGCAGCGGCAGCTTTACCGGCTCGCTCACCTGGGACTACGCCCTGAGCCCGTCCGGCGTAGACAGCCCCCGCGTAGTGCTGCCAGTTGCCCCTGCCATGCAGCGCATGCAAGCCCTGCAGGACAGCCGCAAACAGTCCAACCAGCTCGACCTGCTCGATGCCCAGGAGGCCACAGCATGATGCCCGCCCCCAGCCTACTGCCGCACGACTACCGCAGCCAGATGCAGGCCAAGGCGCTCAGCTACCTGCAACAGCACCAGGCCGAACACCTGGGCGACGACGCGCAGCTGATCGAGCGCACCACCAGCCACCTGGTGCATCAACTGGACGTGCCGCTGTTCATGGCCCCACGCCTGGTGGCCCTGGCCATCAGCGAGCTGCCGCCGCCCGCTTTCCACCCATAAACGCACCACCCAGCCCCTGCCCGCCTCGCGTGGGTAAGGGCGAGCTGCACCCGAATTCCGAGGTTTGCTATGCAAAACGCCGTCGAAGTCCCGTTGCAAATGCCCCGGCCAGTGGCCGAGGCGCTGCTCGAAAGCCTGCGCGAACAACTGCGCCAAGGCATGCAGTTGCACTGGTACGCCGACCGCTACCGCGAGGTGCCGGCAGGCCTTCGTAGCCAACGCATCCTCACCGATTACCCGGCGCTCGCCGGCCACAAACGCACCATCGGCGCGCTGCAAGCCGCGCTCAACGTCTCCCAACAAGGCCCAGCAGCATGAGCCAGATGCAAACCAAACTGCGCGACGAGATCGTCACCCGCATCCAGCGCGACTACCCCGGCCTCAAGCCCATCCGTGGCACCCAGTACATGCGCAAGGGCAAGTGCCCTGCCTGCGGCAAGCCAGAGCTGTACACCTTCACCGACTCACCCTGGCTGCTGATCTGCGGCCGTGGCAAATGCGGCGCGCAGTACCACGTCAAAGACCTCTACGACGACCTGTTCAACGACTGGAGCGAGCGCGCACCGGCCACCGACCAGCAACCCAACGCCACCGCCCGTGCCTATCTGGAGTTCGCCCGCGGCTTCCGCCTGGAGCTGATCGAGGGCTGGTTTACCCAAGAGGATTTCTGGTCACGCGAGCTCGGCATCGGCAGCGCAACCGTGCGTTTCCCGCTGGCCAAGGGCGGCTACTGGGAACGCCTGATCGACCGCCCCGAGCGCTTCGGCAAGCAAAAGGCACGCTTCGCCCCCGGAGCCAGCTACAAAGGCGTCTGGTGGTGCCCGCCATCGCTCGACCTCACCATGCTGGACGAGCTGCACATCGTCGAGGGCATCTTCGACGCCATCGGCCTGCTGCACCACGACGTACCGGCCGTTTCGGCCATGAGCTGCAACGCCTTCCCCGAACAATCGCTCCGCGAGCTGAAACAGGCCTGCACCGAGGCCGACCGCCCCTTGCCCACCCTGGTCTGGGCACTGGACAACGAGCCCGTAGCCCGCAGCTACACCCGCAAATGGGTTGCCCAGGCCCGCGCGCTCGACTTCCCGTGCGAAGCCGCGCTAATCCCCCAACGCGGCAAGAAGGTGGACTGGAATGACCTGCACCAGCGCTGGGCCTTCATCGACGACGCCGAACAGCGTGCAGAGCGCATAGCGGCAGACCTGGACGAAGCGCGCTACCAGGGCGCCCTGCTGATCGCCGAGAACGCATCGGAAAAAGGCCTGCTGATTTACCAGCGCAAGGAATGGGGAGAGTTCCACTTCGGCTTCGACAACCGCCTGTATTGGTGGTCGCTCGACCTGGACAAATACAACAAGGCGGTTCAGGCGATCGAGGGCGACGACAAGGGCGAACACCGCGAGCTGAGCAACGCGCAAATCCGTGAACGCGCCTTGCGCCTGTCCGGCAGCGTGGTGGAAATCGCCAACTGCTACTTCGAAGCCCTGTACTTCCAGCGCAACGAGATTACCGACGAGTCCTGGTACTACCTGCGCGTCGACTTCCCCCACGGCGCGCCCAGCGTCAAGAACACCTTCACCTCCACCCACCTGGCTGCCGCAAGCGAGTTCAAAAAGCGCCTGCTCGGCATGGCCGCCGGCGCCATGTTCACCGGCACCGGCCAACAACTGGAAAAAATCATGAAACTACAGACCTACGGCATCAAAACCGTCGAGACCATCGACTTCGTCGGCTACAGCAAGGAACACGGCTGCTACGTCTACGGCGACCTGGCCGTGAAGGATGGCCAGGTGTACGAGGCCAATGCCGAGGACTATTTCGAACTCGGCAAGTTGCGTCTCAAGACCTTGCAAAAGGGCGTCACCATCCGCCCCAGCCGCGATGCCAAGGCCTACAGCAACGAATGGTTCGAGCTGCTCTGGACGTGCTTTGGCGCCCAGGGCGTCGTGGCCCTGGTGTGGTTCTTCGGCTCGCTGTTCTGCGAACAGATCCGCAGCCGCTGGCAGTCCTACCTGTTCCTTGAGGCAACCGGTGAGGCCGGCGCCGGCAAAACCACCCTGCTCAACCTGCTATGGAAGCTGCTGGGCCGCGAGGGCTATGAGGGCTTCGACCCGATGAAGTCTACCAAGGCCGGCCGCTCCCGCCTCATGGGCCAGGTCTCGGGCATGCCCGTGGTGTATCTGGAGGCCGACCGACACAGCGACGACAAACCCCATGCCAAAACCTTCGAATGGGACGAGCTGAAAGACTTCTACGGCGGCGGCACCCTGGCCACCAAGGGCGTGAAAACAGCGGGTAACGAAACCTACGAGCCGCCCTTCCGTGGCGCCATCGCCATCAGCCAGAACGCGGCCGTAGTAGCGCATGAGGCCATCATGACGCGCATCGGCAAGCTGCACTTCGTGCGCCCCACCGTCACCCCGGAAAGCCGCGCAGCAGCGGACAAGCTCAACGCCCTGGACGGCAACATGCTCAGCCACTTCCTGCTGCTGGCGGTCAAGGCCGAGGGCAAGGTCATGGACTGCCTGGCCGAGCAGTTCCCCGGCTATGAAGCCCGCCTGCGCCGCCTGCATACCCATTGCTGGTGCTGCGGCACCGCCTACCGGGACAACAACGACCGAACCGCGTGCGGCAGCTGCGGCAACACCCTGCGCGGCTATATCCGCGTCGAGCGCATCAACAAGAACCACGCCCAGCTACTGGGCCTACTCGACTGCCTGCGCCAAGTGGTACCCATCAGCGACGCCCAGGTCAGTGCCACGCAGCGCCAGATCATCACCATGGCGCTGGAGCGCCAGGCCTCGATCAGCGCCGACCACGCCGCTGTGGCCGAATTCTGGGAGGTCTACGACTACCTCGAAGGCCTGGACGCAGACGGCCCAGTGGTCAACCACAGCAACAAGCCCGAGACCGGCGAAATCGCCATCAACCTCAACGAATTCTACGAACGCGCCCAGGAGCACAAGCAGAAGCTGCCCGAAATCAGCCTGCTGCGTGACCTACTCAAGGAAAGCCGCTCCCGCAAATTCGTCGACGCCAACCGCGCCGTCTGCAGCGCCGTGCGCAAGTACCAGGCGCAGCGCGCCAACCTAACCGTCTTCAAGTGCCCCACCGTGAAGTGCTGGATCTTCCAGCAGTAACCCCCCGGCGCGGCAACGCCGGCTCAACCTAAGAAGGAGAACCACCATGCACAACGATGAAAACCCCGTCGACACGGTCATCACGTTACTCGGCAGCGCCCTGGCCCTGATCGTCCTGTTCGCCGCCTGTAGCGCAGCGCCTGACGCCCTGCTGGCCATCACCCACTGACCCAACCACCCAGGCGCGGCAACGCCTGGGCACCCAACCCCGAAGGAGAACCACCATGCAGCACCACTACAAATCCACCGCACCGGCCACTGTGGCCATCGTTCAAGAGCTGTTCCAGGCCCGTGCCGAGCTGCGCGCGAAGTCGGCCAAGCTGGGGGAACTGTTCGGCGGCGAAATCGCCCCGATGCATGACATCACCAGCCACTTCGCCGGCGGCGTGAAGCTCAGCGCGGACACGGCTCTCGACGTGCACTGGCGCCGCCCTGATGAATGGGGTTACCGCGACCTTCGCAGCAAGCCCGTGATTCCCAAGGGCACCGAGAAGAAAGACCGCGCAGCCATTCGCTCCGAACATGAGCGACTGCTCACCCTTTGGCGCGAGAACTACCCGGCGCGCGTAAGCCCGCACGACTACTGGGATCGTCTCGGCGTGAACACCGGCAACCTGATGCTCTGCGGCGGCGCGCTGTTCGAGCACAAGGGCACGGCTTACTTCCTCCTAGGTTTCTCGATCGACGAGGCCGACCACCTGGCCAAAGTCGCCGCCGGCAAACCCACCTCCGGCTGGATCGAGGGCGCGGTCGAGATTCTCCCCTCCGAGTACGCAGCGGCTGTCGAGGCGTTCAAGGGAGCGCAATCATGAGCAAAGACCTCGCCTGCAAAGTCACCGACCGTGGTTTCCCGATCATCCTCTTCGAGGATGAGTACGGCGAAAGATGCTCACTTCAGATCAGCAGCCTGATAGGCGACCAAGTGTTCTGCTGGTTCGGCGTCACCAGCCCCACCATCCAAGTCATGGAATCTGGCAAGGGCTGGCAGCCCGTGAAGCTGCCAGTGGGCGCCGTAGTCAGCAGCCGAATGCACATCAGCCAGGAACAGGTGCGCCAACTACTGCCACACCTGCAGGCCTTCGCCGAATCTGGCGAGTTCGCCTTCGACCCACTCAGTAGCTGACCCACTCCAGCCCCGTCGAGCGGCAACTCGGCGGGGCTACCCCAAGGAGAACCACCATGCACCTACAACCCCACCACCGCTGGCCGCTGCTGGCCATGGTCGCCGCTCTCGCCGGCGTTACGGCCACGTCGGTGGCGATGGCCATTTCCGCGCTGATCGAAGCGCCCGTGCTCGCCGCATTGTTCGCCTCGGCCGCCGTGGTGCTGGATCTATTCAAGTACGCAGCGTGGCCGCTGGCCCTGATGCTGCTGTCAGCACGCCGCACCCTGGCCGCGCTGCTGATGATGGCCAGCGCCCTGGCCCTGGGGGCCGTTTCCGGCTGGGCCACCTATGACCGCCTGATGTCTTCGATCATTACCAGCCAGGCCGAACACCAGGCGCGCATTGAGCAGCGCCAGGCCGACCTACTGGAGCTGCGCCAGGCCGACGCCGCCCACATCGAGCAGCTCGACGCCGAAGCAGTCGCCGTCCACCACCAGGCCAACGCCCTGCGCGAGCGCGGCATGGTCAGCCGCGCCCTGGAGCTGGAAAGCGCCGCCCTCACTCGCATCGACACCCAACGCACCGCCGCCCAGGAACGCCGCGACACCGCATCGCAGGAACTCACCGCCCTGCTGAGCAAGCCGGCCAAGGCCGCAGGCCTGCCCCAGGCGCTGGCCACCCTGCTCTGCCTCGGCTTCGCCCTGGCGCTGGAGATAGTCCCGGCCCTGATCCTCAGCGCACTGCGCCCCGTTCCCGAAACCGCCCCGGCACGCACACCGGAACGCCAGAAACGCACCGAGGAACGCCCCCAGGAACACCCAGTAACCGAGCCGGAAACGGCAACAGGCACAGACCTGCCCGCCGAGCTGCTGCAACTGATCGCCCGCACTGAAAGCGGCACCAAGCTGGCCGTCAGGCAGGTCGCGAAGGAATTGAGGATGGGCAGCGAAAGAACCACCCGACTGATGCAGCAGGCCACAGAAGCGGGCCTGCTGAGCAAGACCGCCGCCGGATACGTGGCGGCATAAAGAAAGGCCCCGGTGAGCGGCAACTCACCAGGGCCAACCAACCCCGAAAGGAGAACCACCATGCAAGCAGAACCCCAAGAAGTCAGCGCCAATAAGGCTACCACGTTGCGCGGCAAATCCCGCACGGCCGAGAAGTTCGTCGCTCGCCTGCCTGATGGCATGCGCAGCCGTATCGAAGCCCTGGCAACTGAGAACCATCGCAGCATGAACGCCGAAATCATCCGCCGGCTGGAACGCTCGTTCATCACCACTGACCTTGTCGCCCAGCAGAATCAGTTGATTGCTCACCTGCAGGCCACCATCACCAACCTTTGCCGCACGGCTGCCAGCGAAGGCGCCGGCCCCGAGCTGCGCGCGGCCATCGACGCGGTATACGCCGAACGTCGTGGGGAGGTGCCCCATGCGTGAGCGCCCAACCCTGGCCGGCAACCGCCTGGACCTGCCCAGCATCTGCGACATCTGCAACAAGCCCCGTTCAACGGGCAAGCACGCCAAATGCAGCCGCGTCCGTCAGCAAAACAAGCAGGCCGAATGGTCGGCATTCATGACCGAACTGGCCGCCAAACGTCTCGCCAAACAGGAGCGCCGCCGCTATGGCCGTTGATATGAGCCCACACATCGACTTAGCCACGGCGATCCGCTGGCCATTCCATCCAACCGATCTGTTGCTCGGCCTGCTGCACAATATCGTCAGCGTATCGGGCGGCAAAGACTCGACCGCCCTCCTGTTATTGGCCATCGCCCAGGGCACGCCCAACCTGCGCGCCGTGTTCGCGGACACCGGCAACGAGCATGACCTAACGCTGGAGTACATCGACTACCTACAGCAAGCCACGGGCGTCACCATCGAACGACGCCGCGCGGACTTCTCCCGCCAGATCGCCCGCAAGCGCGAGTTCATCGCCACAAAATGGCGCGCCAAGGGCGTATCGGAAAGCGTCGTCGAAGCCGCGCTGCAGGTGCTCCAGCCGACCGGTATCCCGTTCCTCGATCTGTGCCTTTGGAAAGGCCGCTTCCCCAGCCGCAAGGCCCAGTTCTGCACCGAGGAGCTCAAGCGCAACGTCATCATTGAGCAGGTCATGCTTCCGCTGATGAACGGTAAAAACATGATCATGTCCTGGCAGGGCGTGCGCCGCGATGAATCCGACGTGCGCCGCTACCTGGCCGAGTGCGACGACGTTGGCGGAGGGCTCTACAACTACCGCCCGATCCTCAAGTGGGACGTGGCCGCCGTGTTCGAGGCCCACCGCTACATGGGTATCAAACCGAACCCGCTCTACTCCCTAGGCGCCGGGAGAGTCGGCTGCATGCCTTGTATCAACTGCCGCAAGGGCGAGCTACGCGAGATCGCGGCGCGCTGGCCCGAGGTCATCGACCGCATCGAACATTGGGAAGAGCTAGTCCGCCAAGCCAGCAAACGCGGCGGCGCGACGTTCTTCCCGGCAGCCAACTTTGCAGGGAGCAACGAAAAGAGCCGCAAGGGCGCATTCATCCAAAGCCTTACCCCCACTGAGGTCGTTTCAATCGCCAACATCCGTCAGGTGGTCGAGTGGTCGAAGACCACGCGCGGCGGTGTCCAGTACGACCTGATCGCCAGCGCCGGCGAAAACGACGCCAACGCCTGCAGCAGCGCCTACGGCCTTTGCGAGTGAGGTGCCCATGAGCCTGGCCATTGCCTACTACAACGAAATCGAACCCTACGCCGCCCAGTGGCTGCGCAACCTGATCGCTGCCGGGCATATCGCGCCCGGCGACGTCGATGAACGCTCGATCGAGGACGTACACCCCGATGACCTCAAGCCTTACACCCAATGTCACTTCTTCGCCGGTGCCGGCGTCTGGTCGCTCGCCCTTCGCCGTGCCGGATGGCCAGATGATCGACCTGTTTGGACGGGTTCCTGTCCGTGCCAACCTTTCTCCTCGGCAGGCGAAGGACTTGGGTTTGATGACGACCGCCATCTCTGGCCCGATTTTGCCTGGCACATCCGCGAGCGCTCGCCTGGAGTCATCTTTGGTGAGCAGGTTGCAAGCAAGGACGCAGAGCCTTGGCTCGACGTTGTACAAGCTGACCTGGAAGCCATGGAATATGCCTTCGGGGCTGTCGCGTTCCCGGCTGCGGGCGTCGGTGCTCCGAACATGCGGGATCGAACCTATTGGCTGGCCAACCGCCACAGCAACCGACGCCATAAGACACCCCGGGGCCGAGTTCACCACCCGAAACATCACGCTGAACCATGCGGCAGCACTGGCCGGCTGGAATACGCCGATGGCCAGGGATCACAAGGGCGATCCAGAGGCACCGCGCCAGAAGGGACGCGCATTGCCCTACCAAGCGGCAATGGCCGGCTGGCAGACGCCAGCAGCCTCGGATGGCGGACGAGCGGGAACAGCGATAACCCCGGGCATGACGGGGCAGAGCCTGGTACAGATGGCCAAGGCAGCAGGCTGGCCAACACCCAACGCAGGCACGCCGCAGAGCCTGCGGGGCAACGGGCAGGACCCGGAAACCCGCAAGACCCAGGGGCACCAGGTCAACTTAAAGGACGCAGTGCGCTACTTGATCCACGACCAGCCGGCCCGGTTAACGGCCTGTGGGCTGATGCTGACTGGCTCTTCTGCAGGGATGGAAAGTGGCGGCCAGTTGAACCCGGCACATTCCCGTTGGCTCATGGGGCTCCCTCCCGAGTGGGACGACTGCGCGCCTACGGAAACGCCCTCAACCTTGAAGCGGCGACGCAGTTCGTAGCCAGCGCCATGGAGGTGATCGGATGAGCCGCCTTGTCATCACCACCGGCCGGCGTTACGGCAAGAGCCTCTGGACACTATTCGCCTACGCCCAGGTGAACGGCTGGGAGGCCGCCCGAACCAAAGGTGGCCACCTGCGCTTTACCAAGCCTGGCCGCCCCATCGTCCATACCAGCAGCACGCCGAGCGATTGGCGTGCCGTGCGCAACGCCCTAGCCATGCTGGCCCGGGCAGACGGTTATCACGTGATGGACGTAGACCGTGGCTGACGTAGATCACCCGGCCCGGCCGTCATCCTTGCCCGATGCGCGGCCGGCGGGCGTGAGGCGAGTATAACGCCCCGCGTCCTGAAGCCCGGCAAGAATCGGGCGCTTCATCTTCTCGGCCCGCCTTTGGGCCGAGTTTCTTTCAGGCCCATAGACTGGGCTTTTCGTTGTGCCGGGGGGCGCAAATGTCAAAGGGTGTAGAGGTGCGCGGTAACCGCGTGCGCGTGTATTTCCGTTATCAGGGCGAACTGTGCCGAGAGCCATTCAACGGCGACGCCACGCCCACGAACATTGCCCAGGCCGAACGCTTGGTCGGCGTGATTGAGTACGAAATCAAGGCCGGCACCTTCAACTACGCCCGCCACTTCCCAAACTCGCCGAGGGTGAAAACCAACACCCTTGGTCACTACATCGATCTTTGGCTCGATATCAAACGCAACGAAATGGCACCGTCCGGGTTCCGCACCTACAAGAGCAAGGTTGAGACGCACATCAGACCACGCTGGGGTGATGAGCAAGCCGACAACATAGACCACCTGGATCTACAGACGTGGATTCACAAGACTCTGATGCCCAGCCTGCACAACCGCACCGTGCGCGAGATCGTCAGTCTGGTTAAGCAGATTTTCACCCTGTACCGGGCGCGTAACCGCTCCGCGCATGACCCAACCGAAGGCATCACCATCCGCCAGCCCGACCCGGACGAGGTTGACCCATTCGACCGAGAGGAAATCGACGCCATCCTCAGCACGCCCACGGACAAGATCCAGGAGCTGCACCTTGCGCAGTTCATGATATGGACGGGGCCGAGGGTGTCGGAGGCCATCGCCCTGGCCTGGGAGGATGTCGACCTCAAGGCCGGCACGGTGAAGTTCCGCCGTGGCCAAGTGCGTGGCGTGTACAAGGTGACGAAAAACAGGCGATCCAACCGCGAAGTGCGCCTACTCAAGCCAGCGCTACAAGCGCTGATGGCCCAGGTCATACACACCCAGAGGGCCAAGCCAGTGGAAGTCGAGGTGCTCGATCGCGACAACAAGACCAGGAAGCGGCAGACGTTGCACTTCGTATTCCATTGCAGCAGCACTGGCGCTGCATACAGCAGCTCTGACGTGCTGCTCAAGGGATTTTGGCGCCCGCACCTGGCAGCGGCCGAAGTGCGCTACAGGGGGCCGAACAACTGCCGCCACACCTACGCCAGCCAGTTGCTGACCACCGGCGCTGTGACGCTGCAATGGCTCAAGGATCAGATGGGCCACACCACCATTGCAATGCTTGAACGCCATTACGGCAAGTACATCAGCAAGGACGGCCCGGACATGATCCCCTTGCTGGAGCACGCCCTAAAGCTCTGA